GAAGTTACTCGTTGGATTTGTCATTTATTCTCCTTATGCCACGACTAACGCGGTTTCCCACGTTAGCGATCCGGTTATAGTATTCCACGATTCCGCGATAGAAACGTTTTCCCACTTCATAGCTTGAAGCGAATAACTTATCGGCGAAAGATTTAAAGTTACGGCGATTTCGTTATAGGCAGCTTTAAACGACCAGCCCTCGACGAATCCTAGAAACGTTCCCGCTGCCATGTTTGGCGGTAAGTCGCTGATTCGTAGCGGTAAGCCCATAAATACGTTAATAAGGGAATCGCGATCCGCGTCGTCTAACTCGGGATTTGTAAGCTGGTAAGTGATCGACGTGAAGTTCGCTTGAGGCGTAGCTCTTAGGGTCAAGTAAAAATCGGCTTGATCTTGAGCGTCAACCGCTTTGTCGATTGTCGTATTTATGACCTGAGCTAAACGCCCGTAAATCTCGACTGAGTTAATATCCTCGGCGCTGACTTCACTAGAGCCGTTAGCCTTATATTTTAAAGTTATATCATTACGAACGTCGCCCGCTCGAGTTTCAATTTTAAGCCCATTAAATAACGCGTGATTGGCTGTTACGTCTGTGTAGCCGTTTGTGGCTAAATAGATCGATCTATGAGTCGAGTCGGCGTAGCTGATAAGTCCGCTGCCGTCCTCGTAAATATAACCCAGACCAGACGTAGCGAGCCCTGAAACGAGCGAATAAACGTCGGTGCGATCAGCTGACCGAGCTGAGAGCTCATAATTGCCCGGACGATCGATTTCACCTAATCCTACGTTGGCGGCTGTTGCCCATGTTTCGGTCGGATTGTAATTCTGCCATTGTTCAGCCGCCGGAACTTCGCCCCAGTTATTTAAAAGTAAATCCTGTAAAACTTCCCAGATTTGATCGCCGTCGAAATCTTTAGATAGGACTCCATCGGTAAGCGCTTTAGGTAAGCGGCTAAGTGCTCCTAGTGCGGTTATCTTTAGAACTTGATTTATTCCGACCGAACCAGCTGTAACAATCTCGATTCCAAAATCAACGACGGTTCCGCCAAATATCGGAACGTAAACGTTAGTCGAATCTTTTAGCTCGATCGAAACTGAATCGTTTATGTTTATGTTTACGATTGCCTGAGTTAAGTTTAATAGCTCTAAATTACAATAGCCCGCTTGCGCTTGCTGATAGATGTTTGTTCGACCGCTAGTAATGCTCAGATTTGCCAGCGTGTAAGTCGTATATTCGACGCCTTGAATCTTTACGCGCCAGACTGGGTTAAATACTGTCATTAGAACGCCAGCGCATTAGCGCCATTTGTGCCGCGGTAAAAACTATTATTTAAAACGTCAACGATTCGGCGAGCTGTGCCTTCCTGGTCGATTGCGCCGCTAACGTTAATATAGATATTTCCGCCACCGTTGCCTAGCTTGTTATTTGGAATTACCCGTCCGTTACCAGATGGGACGAATAATTCCGGACCTCGTTCGCCCACGATGTAAGGACTATTAGCGTTAGCTAAACCGCCAGTTGCGAGCATTGGGATCTCTTGTAAATCTTTAGATCCGGGCTTTAAATTGTTAACGATGTTATAGCCCTTGATAAGTAAGTTAACGACCTTAATCGCTCCGTTAATGCCAGCGACGACGCCCTGAATTGCTTTACTTACGCCGTTAATGATTAGCGCAACGCCTGACCACGCCGTTTTAAACGCTCCACCTAAAAACGCCGCAAATGGTCTAGCGATGAGTAAGAACGCGGTAACGCCGACTCCGAGTAACTTGAAAAATCCTGTGTTGTCCTCGATCAGATCGCCGACGGCTTTAAAGACTGTTTTAACGCCTTCCAATACTGGAGTCAAACCAGCCTTAAAGATCGGGACGACGTATTTGTTTAGGTAATCCCATAGAGATGTTAAACCCGGTAAAAATGTATCTTTAAAAAATGTACCTAGTGATTCGAAAACTGGCTGTAAGTCCTCGCCTATATCTGTGGCAAGTGTGCTCAAAGTTGGAATTACTTTATCGACGAATAACGTAACCATCGGTGTTATGGCGTCTAATACGAACGCGCCGACTGTTTCTTTACCCTCGTCAAATGCGATTTTTAAACGGTCAATCTTTCCCGCAAAAGTATCAGCCGCAGCGTTAGCGGATCCTTCATAAGTTGCTGTTACAGCGGCAATCGCTTCATCGAAACTCATTGTCTTAAGTTCGGCAGCTGTTAAACCGATGTCTAATTTAGCTAGTGCTGCGGTGTTGCCGTCGAACGCTTTAGCGATCAGATTTGAAGTCGTTTCTAAAGATTTACCAGAACCGACACTAGCGTCTAGTGCGACCCCTTGTAGTTTCATCGCAGCTTCGACGTCGCCCGTACTCTTGACTAAACGCGCAAAAGATGGACGAAGTTCGTCGTCTGAAACGCCCACCGCGAGAGCTGTTTGAGTGATGTACGACTCGACCGACGCAATAGTTGCGTCCGTTGCGCTTGTAACGTTTTTAATTGCTGTGGCGAGTTTGACCTGAGCGGCTTCGTCCTCGACCGCAGCTTTAACGCCATCGACCAGCAACGCGCCAGCATAAGCAAGCGCCGCCGCGCCAGCTACGGCGAACGCAGCTCCGGCAGCTTTACCGAAACCGCTTAACTTACCGCCGAAAGTTTCTGTATCTGTTCCCGCGTCTGTTAAACCTTTTTTAAGATTATCGACGTCAGCTAATATCGAGAGCTTAAGCGTTCTTGATCCGTCAGCCATTAGTCGAACCTCTTAACTATTGAAGTGAAAGCCTTTTCCCACTCAGCGATTAGATAGCTTTGCTCAGCTCTTAAAGTTGGGTAAATAAAATATCCGGTCGAACCGCGACCAGTAGTACCCGACCAGATTGGGAACTGTTTAAATTTATTCGATCCAAATTCCGAGCCGCCCCATAGATCGCGAGTAGTCGCGCCGCCGCTGAATTTCTGGCTAACGTAACCGAAAGCAAGCTCGCCGATCTTAGATGACTTACTTACTTTAGAGCCCTCAGCGATTCGACTAGCTACTGGCGACGAACTAAGCGATCCAGCCGCCGAAATGATTTTAACTTTTAAATAATCAGCTAGCGCGCTCGATTGCTCTTTAGCTTGGGCGACGGCTTCATCGTCCATCGCTTTAAATGCTCCGGTAATGGCACGAAGTTCGGCTTTGTCGTATTGGACGACTTCCTTACTTTCCGCCATTTCGTTTCTCCAATATCTCGAGCGCTGTCAATATGTCCGCCGCGTCAACCCACTCACTCATCGGAATTCCTGTCGCGATCGACAGTTCAACGATTAAGTAGCTTAGGCTTCCTCGGCTGTAACTTTTGGGGCTTCGGTTTCTCCGACCGTAATATCGACCACCGTTTCGCACCAAATTTCGTAAGGTTTAACGGGCTTACCCGCTGCCTCACGTCTTAAAGCGTTCCACGCTAGGAACATTAGATCGGAAATTCCGATTTTTTCCTGAGCCTGTTGAATTGTATAACCTGTCTTTTGCTCCCACTTAGCGAACTCTGGCGGTTGCGCTGTCGTGGTTGCTGTCTTGCCGTCATTTGTTTCGATATGGATTTGTAGTTTCATGCTCCCGATTTCTTTTCTTTAGAGTGTTGGTGTGGTCACGCAAGTAAAGCTAAGTGAAACTGTTTGCGCGTCTGGAGCTGTGCCGCCGGCGCTTGGGAAAATTGGCTGTACGTCAAAGTTAAAGACTGATCCGCTCGCAGCTGTGAAAACGACTGAAAGTGGAGTGTTTGGAGCTGTGTCTGCTGCTGTCCATAGTGAATTACAAAGTGAGCCGCCAGCTGTCCAGTCTGCGAGCATTTCAACGTCGAAAGTTCCCTGTGAATCGGTTGTGTAATAAGCCTTACCGTCTAGCGTTTGGTAAGTGTTGATCGTTGACTCGATTGTTAGAGTCGCAGCTGTTGCTTGAGCGTCATAAGTCGCACCCTCGATGGTGAAAGTTATGTCGCGTCCGGTGACGATTGTTGTCGGCATTTTGTTCTCCTAGTTTTCTTGCTTGTAGTAAGTGGAAACGTCAATTTCCGCAATTAGAAAATTGCTCGAACCTAACGTAATGATCGACGGACGCGATACGTCGCCGACTTCATATCCCGACGGAATAGCCGCGAGAATTTCTATTGCGAGCTTCTCGAGATTGTCGAGCGCTCCCGCGTTATTGTTATAGGCGACGACCGCCGAAATTGTGAAATTTAATTTAAGTTGAATAGCGCTGCTAATTAGACGGGTTTCCATGTACGGTGTACCCGGAATAATGAAACAGGCTGGAGCGATTATTGCTTCGGGAACTGACTCATAGACTGACGCAGCTACGCCAGCGAGAGCGGTCGCTAACGGTGCTCTAACGTCTGCTTGAACGGTCGTCATTTATTGAGCCATATTTTCGACTTGAATAAACGGAGCTAAGAGCCCGATAACTCTATTTTGAAGTGAGCGACCGAGTACGAACGGCGTCGGATTGAAATCGACCTGAGCCGAAGTATTGCCCGGAGCTGTGATTGACTGGAAAACTTCTACTGATACGACTAGCAGCGCCGACTTTACAGGCGCTACGGCTGAATAAAGATCCTCAGCTGATGAGCCATTAAGTACGGCTAATCCTGCGGGAATTTTAGGTGTAAAAATTTGATCCGGTGCGGCTGTTGCTGTTGTAAAAATATACGGCGCAATTTGATGATCGTTAACTGTTACGGTTAAATCGAACGCATTTCCGCAGCCTGAAATAACGACAGCTTGACCCGGTACGAAATAGTTAATCCGTTGAGTCGTGTAAAACGCCATGCCGTCTTTAACTTCGATCCCTGTAATCGCTGACTGATAACCAGTTAAAAGCGGAAGGATCGCACCCTCGGCGCTGGAAATTATAAGTTCGAGATAAGCGTCTGAATAAAGAGAATCGCTAACGCCTAACACGGCGCGAAGTTCGTCCGCGGTAATAATTGGCATTAGCGATCCTCTCTAGATTCTGCTCGGTCGCCTCGGGAGCGAAACGACCGATGATTATTTATTTATGCGAGATTATTCCAGCGTGCGCCTAGTGGAACCTTAGGAGCTAATGCGCCATAACCATAGTAAAGAATATCTATGGTTCCGTCGGAGTTAATGTTGGTGCGAAGCTCAAAACGTGGGCTTTCGTACCATGTATAGGAATCTGGGTTAATGACAACCATTGACAAATCGCCGTCAGCTGTTGTTAATCCGACGTTTCCGATTGAACGTGAAACGAATAGATTTAGACCCGGAGAAACTACGCCACGAAGCGAATCGCCTCGGACAGATCCGCCCTGATTGCTAGGTTGAGCCGCATTATATAGAGGTGCGCCATTATCGTTATAGCCCATGATGTTGCCCCATTGTGTTGGAGAAACTACTAATGAGCGGGCGAATCCTAGTGATGATCCATACACGTCGGCGCAAGCCTTTGATGTATAACCAAGGAATCCTGCTGCTGTGTTTGCTGCTTGTGCTGATGAGCTTCCGTCGTTGTAAATTCCAAGCGTAACGAAATCCTCAGTTGCCTTTGCGTAAGCAAATTCCAAATTCTGGAGTAGCGCTGTTAGGTAGCTTGGGTCTGAACGGTCGATAAGTTCGATAGTTGAAATTGCGCGACCTTTAAAGCTGTTTACAGGAACCGAAAGATAAGTTGCGCTTAAGCTTGATTCTGTAATTGGTGAATTTTCCGCAACGTCTGAAACGGTTGGAACCGCTGTGACTTTTGGCAGCTCGAAAGTCATACCAGTAGCAGTAAGAGCCTCGCGACTAATTGCGTCAATCATGCCGCGATCGGCATTAGCTAACGCGTTAATAACTGTGCGGCTCTGTGGTGTTGGAACCATGCCCGGAGCTGTTGATGTGGTGTTATCCGCAGCTTTGACATATTGGCGAGCGTCCTCGTCGTGTAGAACTGACGCTTTGAGTGAATACTGTAAATAAGAAACCTTATCGACAATAGGTGAACGTGGCGCGGTGTACGCCATAGGGACGTGCTTAGACGCTTCTACCGTTTCGGCAGCGGCGCTTTCTGGAACGGTAGTGTCTGACACTTGTTCTCCTTCTGTTGTTGGATTTGTTTCCTCTGTTTCCTCATCTAGTTCGGAATCAGAATTTTCATCTGTTGATTCGACTTCATCGTCGGCTTCGGTTTCACTCGCAGCGACGCTTGAAACGCGAGCGCTGTCGATTGCTGGATCTGACACTAAAGACACTTCATCGAGCGAACCTTTAGCAACGACCAGGACTCCATCGACGAAATCGTGTGCGTTTACTTTAACTCCTACACTAAAACCATCGCGCAAACCCGTCGCAGCTTCTACTAATGCGTCGTTGCCGGCTGTTGTTTCCGCGATCTTAAATGTCGCGTCGATTCCCTGTTCGGTTGCGGTCATAGATAAAACCTTTCCGATTGGTCGAGTGCGATCGTGTTCTAGTAAAAGTTTTACGTTCTTAGTCGCGATAGATTCTGGCTTAAAAGTAGTAAGCCCCGCGGACGTTGATCCTGTTTCGTTCCATGTTACGACGCGTCCGGTAATAGTGCGAGATTCGCTGTCGGCTGACGTAATTGTTAGCGGCATATTTAGTTTCATTTAATCATGTCCTCAGCTTGTCGGATTTCCTCGACGCTAATCGCGCCAATATCAAATAAAGTTTTGTAAATTCCGACGCGCTCGGATTCGCTGCCGCGTAAGTAATCCTCTAAACGGAAATGTACGGATTGCGAACTTGGAACGAAATCTGGCATAGATAGCCGTTCGGAAATTGAAGTCATTAGCGGAATCAAAGAGAAATCAAGCAAAGTTTTACGAGTAACGTTTGCGTTTGAGTAAGTCATACTTGATCCAGTTTCGGCGTCAACGTAGAACGCCGGAATTCCGATTGCTCTTGCCAATTCGGTCGCGATGTAGGAACGCGCACTTGACAGCTGTAATTTTTCGGGATCAAAGCCGACTGTTTGTAATTCTACGTCAGCATTTAAAAACGCGGTCGAACGATTACGACGTGAAACGCCCCATGACTCGAGCAGCTTGGCAATTCGATCAGCTGGTAGCGCTGTTCCGTTTGATTTTAATACCATCGACGGAATCGGCTCACGCGCATAGTTCGCAGCTGCTCGCTCTAGTTCCGCTCCGGTGCGAATTGTACGACCCGCACGATTTAATAATCCTTCGTCGTTGCCATAGAAAACGACCATCGAGCCCACGCCAGAATCGGGAATTTGTTTTCCGTCGATTGTGTAATGGTCGATCTCTGTTCCGTTATTGTTTAAAAAATATCCGACGCGAGTCGGTGCGATTCTTTGTACCGAACGAACGCGCATAGTGTCGGCGAATAATTCTGTAATTTGCCAATATGCGAAGCCGTAAAATAATAAATCCTCAGCTGTCCAGACGTAAGTCGTGCTACCGGTGACGCGTGGATCGGGATCACGAATAACGCGGGGCGCTGGCACTTCGAGCCCCGTCGTATTGTCCCGGAGTTGTAATCCGATCGAAGCGATGGACGAACAGATAATCCCGCGAGCACGTGCGATCGTAGGAATACTCATAGCTTCTTCACGCGTCGCGGTAAGTACGCCGCCGTTAAAGGTAAAAAGCGAATCTGTCGTTGGGACAGGTAAATATGAAGCTTCGATGTCGTTACCTTGTAACGGCGCTACCGCTTCTACCTTTGACGCAAACAGATCACGAATACCCATGCGCGAATTCTCTCAGCCGTATAGCACTAACCCGTCATAATATCGAAGTCCATCTCTGGGCGTGTCGCGAAGTGTGTAACTAATGCTGTGGCCACCGCCGCGCAAACCGCAGCTTGCGAAGCTCGACGCCCGATAACCCAGCCGCCATCGCCGCGCTTTAATTGAACAGCCGAAAGAATCTGTTTAGTTAAATCGCTCTGTCCTCGATGGCGTAGTCGTCCCGAGTTAATCGCACCCAGTAATTCGTCGCAGCTTTGAGGATAAACCGAATCCATGTCGAAAATCGGAATCCCTGCGGGCTGGAATCTAGCCGCTACCGCGCCCGAAGTTCGGCGACTGTATAGCAAATACTCTAGCGGGTACTTGCGACAGTATTTAGCCGCTTCATTAGCGATCTCTCGATCGTCGAGCTGAACTGAGTTTTCCCATGTGTGGAGTAACTTTACGACGAAACGTTCATCGCCTAATTTCTGAGCGCCGACTAACGCGCAGAATTTGCGATCCGGTGAAATGTCAATAGCCAGCCATGTCAGCTTCTCAGGATCGAGATCGACGGATTCGTCGTGGCAATTATTCCACTCGTTCGCTCCGATAATGCTGGAAATAGTTTGTACCCACCTGCACAATACCTCGGTTTGCACGACCTCGGGCGGATCATTTAAAACCGCCTGAATATTATCGATGTTAATTGTGTGACCGATCGCTGGATTAGCAGCAAGCCAATTAGATTCGAGCTGTATGTCGTCAGTCGGTGCGCTCCACTCAAAATAGCCGATGTCGTCGTCAGCTCCAGCGGCGGCAGCT